TAAACGCTGTTGAAGTTCCAGTTACATCTCCAGTAAGGGTAATAGTTCTACCTGTTTCCCAAGCCGTTGCTGTTCCCGCATTACCTGTAGTATCTAGGGCAATAGGATCTCCAGACGTTGGAAATAGGTCAGCATCGATAGTCAAGTTAGCGCCTGTTAGAGAGCCGCCATCAGTGATACGTAAGTAAGTTGTACCTTTCTTTATGTCAAGGGTAGTATGATCGGCAGAAGTGCCAATTGTCCAAGTAGGAGTATTAGCTAGAGAATATGTTAGAGTTGTGGCACCGGATGATTGATCCATTATAATATCACCTTCAACGCCTAAGTCGGAGTTGATTGTGATTAAGTTATTGCCATTGCCGCTAGTCTCTTGAATAGTATCAACGAAAAGAGTGCCGCTTGCACTAACATTTCCATCGATAACGATATTGCCTGTATTAGTTTCACTATCACCAATCGTGACAACAGAACCTATTACACTAATAATATCATTCGTTCTAGTCTTCCAGACACCGAAAGTATTTTGGTTAGTAATCTGTGATAAGTTTCTACTCATTGGTTATCTCTTTGCATGTTTTTTGTAGTGACATTACTACTGATTCTAAATTATTTAGTCGAGCCTCAAGAGACTGAATTGTTCTAGTCTGTTCAATTCTTGCCTTAGCTGATCTAAAAGCTGATAGATCAGTGTTAACAACGCCAACTTCTTTTCTTATGTATCCTTCAGTTATCATGTCAGTGCAATCGCTCTATAGTCTGAGATGTGTGGGAAGATATTCTCTCCAGGTACCACAGTCAGATCGTTGGCAGTTAACTCTCCACTAGTAGCGTGTCTGAGTTCAAACTTAAGTTGGAAAGTACTATAGTCATTAGTCTCATCTGAAAGATCATATTGGAACTCTCTATAATCTCTAGTGTTTGTTGCATTAGAGAACATTCCCTCATTAGCATTAACTAGTTTTATCCACGCACTTGTCGTTTCGACATCTTCAGGATAGGTGAACCTTGCATAAACATCTACGTATGTACCAGCTGGTCTGAATGCACTTAGATATACTCTAAGTCCTGTAGCATCTAACTGTTCTTGTAAGACTACTTTTCTAGTTACCCAACTTGACGTTGATGCGCTTGAGTCTGAAATCTTATACTTGTACACATTAAGCATTGATAAATCTGGATCAACAATAGGAGTAGCAGATTGATATCCTTTGTTACTCATTGCAACTCTGATTTTAAAATCATTTGATGCATTGAGACTTGGGTTAACAATATTAGACACACTATTAATAATCTTAAGTGCATTCGTGTTGTAAACGTTTCCGTTTGCTGGAATACTCTTATCGATAGTAGATCCATTATATAGAGTTAGATCAGTTGAGGTATTTATAGAGTTAGCTGTAAATATCTGAGGCTGAAAGTATGAGATTGGCTCATTGTCAATAGATGATATAGTTGTGGTTGCACCAGTTCTATATCCGGTTAACACTTCGGCCGCAACAAAGAAGTTAGTTGCTCTAGCAGAACTCTCTTTCAAGAATACCCTATCACCCTTTCTCTTATTGAAGTACGAAATTCTACCAGCTACAGCCAAACTTGCTGTTGCCGTAGTGCTTGTTGGCGAGTCATAAGGAGTACGTAATGTTAATGACGAAGCACTATCATTAGCCGCAATGATTTCTGATAAGAACTTATTACCGTTATCTTCGATGAGAACATAATCGCCTACAGCGAAAGCACTTCCTCCAGTAATAGTCATAGTTCTATCATTAATTCCACAACCATAAGATGTCGCTTTTTTAACATACGCTAATTCATCATTTCTAAATTGTAGCGTAGTATTACTTACAGTAAAGAACTCTACATCATTAGGAGATAAGTCAACATGTCCATCAGTAGCTTGGTGCTGGTATCTCTTTAGATTAAACTTAATGTCTTCATCTTGATAAGATTTCCAAGCACTATCGTTAGTAGACGTAAACAGAACTCCGTCACCCCAATCGTTAGTGATTGCTTGTCCTGTTGCTAAGTCTGATCCACCAACCTTTGATGTATAAAGCAAGAAGTCTGGAGAGTTTGCATCCGGAATAACCACAAAGCAATACTCTTTATTAACATTCAGTTTAACTGGATTTTTAAACTCAAATACAGTTGCCGCAGTTCCGTCATTCGAAATTCTAACTTGGTTAGAACGAAGATGTTTTCTAGCGAAAGGTAATGTTCCTTGTGAAGGATAGCCATTAACAACTTCTCTCAACTCTAGTGTAACACCAACGCTTGATGATTTACGTCTAAAGAAGACATCAACACTACTGATCATTGACATGCTTGCGCCCACTGCTTGAGCAGGTCTTACAATAAATGTCTGAGCAATAGGATCTGATCTCCACTGTCTAGTAAACGCTCTGCTTACAACACTTCGCTCTACATCAAATGTAGGAGTTCGAGTAGTCTGGGTTAAGTCAGATTTACTTACTTCGAAGTTATATGCTCTATAGATTGCTTTACTATAAGAGGTCTTACCGCTATCTAGACTTGAGTATTGAGAAACGTCTGCAATTTCAATCGATCTTTCTCCCACGAAGAATGTTGCTTCTGGGATAGCAAACACGGCAGCAATAGTTCCTTCGCTATCAGTTCTCACTGAGGCAGCTAATGTTCCTTTAACTTCAACGTCTTCTACATTGTATTCCGTATTTGATCCTACAGTAGTAGGATTGACTTGACCAGGATAAACGTGTGCGTCAATAGACGTTCCATCTAAGAAGAAATAATGTCTTGTGTTAGGTCTTAGACCAGTAACAAGAATTCTTACTTCTCTTGATTGAATGTAAGGAGACATCGTAACATCTGTCACAAAGTTTCCTACTGAACTTGTAGTCGTTTGACTATCAGATACTAAACCTGTAGTTGTAGTAGTGATCGTTCCAGTTTCCGTATTAAGTCTTCCATTATTTCTTACCGTTGTGATTCCATTACTAATAGTACTCACATCTTCTCTTGTAAGAGGAATAAATTCTTGAAGACTGTCAACTAAATCTAATAGAGGAGTTGCGATATCAATCTCTAAGTTAATTGCAGGGTTTTGAATAACATCGTAGCCCGCATCAAACGGAGGAGAGATCGAAGATTTTCCCTGATAGTTATAAAAGTTAGATACGCAATTTCTAAAGTTAGTTGCATAAGGCTGTTGAATAACTGAGACACGTGTTCCCGTGTCAGCAAGAGTTACCACATCTTGATAAACATTTGCGCCTGTACTCGAATCAACTTTTAAGTCGATTGGAAACTGAGTGACGGCTGGTGTTCCAACTGTTCTTGACTTATCGATAGCCGCACCAAATTCTGGATCAGCAACGTCTCCTATAGCTAGAGTCTTAAACGAATCGACTAGAATACCATTCTTGAATCTATCTAGACCATTTCCATCTGGGACGAAAAGAGTTTTGGTTTGAGTTTCAAGTAAACTTAAAGATACGAGATCAGTAAGTCTATCAACCTTTTGTTCGATACCAGAAATATCTTTCATCGTATAATTTTTATTAGATACGTCTATAGTTCTGATAGCGTTGTTGCCAGTAATTCTTGTTATATTACCAGGAACATAAACATTACTCAATGCATATAGTCCAGGAATAGAAGGTATACTTGGGTTCTCTGCTTCACCACCTTTGTATATCGTTGTATCTCCAAACTCATCAAGGACAATACTATCTACTCTCGACATGTAATATGCTTGACTAGAAACAATTGAACTCTCGTTTGCTGGAGATATGCCAGGAACAATACCTGCTGTAAGAGAAGATACTGTTGATGCGCCTGAAGTACCCAATGCATAAGAGGCTAAAGGCTGTTTGTAAGGTCTGAAATCAAAAGCATTGAAAAGGTTGTATTCGATTCCATCCTTACCTACATAACTTTTAATCAGATTAGGATTTGTTAATCCGCTATAACTGTTTACTGTTAAGTATCCACTTCCTTGAGTAGACTGTCGCCTTAGAACTTTCACTTTAACTCTAAGCACATTGTTGACTAGAGTTTCTCCAGCTTTCAATGTGATGAAAGAGTGGTCATAGAAATGATCTTTCTGATTATTGACTAGTCTAAATTTACCAGTAACATCTTGAGGAGTAGATTGTCCATCTACGACTTCAAGTAGCTGTATGGCATTAGGTATACCTAGAGATGCTTTGTTCGCAGATGCACCGCCAAAACCAGCATGATTGTATGTTGTGTTGACGTAAACATCTAACTCTTGCATGCCATCTTCTTGAGTAGATGTGATAACTGCGTCATAATAAACGAAGTCTATGCCAGCACCATTGTCTGTTATGGTAATTGAAAGATCATCTGTGTTTACATATTCGCTTGAACAAATACATATGTTATTTGAAACGTCAACTGCAAATACAGAACTATTGTCTACAGGTTTAAAATCTGATGTAGCTGAGATAGTTATAGGAGAACTTCCTGAAACTGCTGTTCGCATTCGTCTAACGTATGAGGTACCAGTAATGCTACTCATACTACTCTTACCAGCATCAAACAATTTACCGCCACTATTAGCACCGTAAAGTTTACCGCTATTAGTTATAGGAGTATTAGATATTTTAGCAATAGCTGTATTAGCTTGACCGCTATTTTTTATAACGTTGTATACGAATATTTTACCAGGAGTAATATTAGAAATAGAGCATGTTCCGATTATCGTATTGCTACCATTCTTTAAGTTGTATGTTGTGCCATCGAAAGCAAAATCGTCAAGTACTCCATTCTGAGCATGAGCATATGTGAAGTACTGTCCGTAAGACACTCCTGTATACTGTCCATCTTTTGTTTGAATGTCTGTAGTAGGATCGATCAGTAGTTTTCTAGCAGAAGGATTAATCACTTCACGTCCAAACACGTATGCTTTACCAGGATCTACAACTGCATAAGAGTCAGCGCCGTCTTGCTCAAGCGTTACTTTAAGACCGTTCGTTACATAGTTACCAGACTCATCGTAAGTTCTACGTGCGAGTTCATCACCCACTACGTTGAATTCAGTTCTGTCACGAATACGTACTGCTTCACCACCAACATAACGAACAAGAGCAAAGAATTCTTCAGGCTCTGTCGCTGTGGTGTAAGATACGAGTTGAGGTACTAACTGAAGTCTATCAGCGCCTGGTGCGTTTTCATTATTGAAGCCTGCGGCGTTATCAAGTAGAGTTGTATCTTGACTAGAGGTGATTAAGTTTTCAGCGATAGTGAAACCTACTGAAGATGCTCCAGGAATATTTGAATATTTTGATACGATGACGAATTGGTCATCAACGAAAATGAAGTGACCTTTCTGATAGATAACACCTTCTTGACAAGAAACACCGAACGATCTACCAGCATGGGCGGCTACGGTAGCTACAGTTACGGACTCGACAATAGTGCCAGTACCATCTTTAACATCTAATACTTCGCCTTGTGCAAACTCTTTAACATCAGAAGCACTAGCATCTGGAACGGTAACATCATCAAAGCCAACATAGCTGATGAAGAAAGTTTTAAGGTCTGGGTCTTGAGTTTGGAAACCATTCTGTCCTTGAACCACTTCTGCGACTAGTCCAGTTGTTCTACCAGTGACAGTATAAGTCAAAGCCTCAGTTTGATTGTACACAGATGGATCTGTAAATCCAGCTTCATCATTCAGTTTCACGTAGAACAAATCTGGACGTGAAGTGATGTTGATACCACTAATGATAGTACCTTCTTTATAAACATTCGAGCCAAATCGCTCAACTTGCTTCTGAAGAATAGTTTGAAGTTGTGTTAACTCACGTGCTTGTACGGCTTTTGCGGGCTTAAACAGAATACGGTTAAACTGTTTAGCTTCACTAAAATCGTCATAGTACGGATCAACGTTTAAGTCTGTGTTAATGCCCATGTATTATACTCTTTTCCTAGAAATCGAAAATAAATTTAATTTTTTCTTTACGTGTTGCTTGTCTCTGAATAGGATCGAAGTCTACGAAGTGTAGAACTTCTCCACTATAAGGAGAATATTTGCCATACGTAACGTCTGTACTAGCATTATTTATATTCAATGTACTAGCTGTTGTCGTAGACAAGTTAGCTTTAATTGATATACCGCCAGTCTGAAAGGTGTTCTTAAAGTCTCCATAATAATCTACAAGATAGATTGTTGTGTTGCCTCCAGAAAATACGCTTTCATGAATTCTTGCTGTGATAGTTTCACTATTAACACTATCTAATGCAACTGTCTGTTGAACATAATATCCGGCTAATGCAGTTGCAGTGTGATTGCCTGATATAACAATAGAAGTTCTATTATCAAACTGTGTTGGGAAAGTAGAATCAGTGAAAGTAGGATTCTTTATTAGACCAACCTTAGTATAACTATTCGAATCAGGAATAGCAACGTCTTCACCCGAGAAGTTAGTGATGACTGATAGTCTACTCATAGCTAACTCGTTAATCATATCAGAGCCATGTCCACCCTTAGGAGAAATGATACATCTCAAAGATGCGGCTTGAGTAGAAGTATAGTTCTCTACTAATGATAAAGGTAATGAGATTTTGGCTGTGGCAAATTTATATTCACTGCCTTTATCCTTAAACGCCACTCTCTTTAATGTTCCAAACTGATCTATAATACCATAAGCAATACAAGGTGAGCCAGTGCTTGTACTCTGAGTCACTTCAATCTTAGGAACAATCTGAAATGAATCATTCTTAAATAAGTTAGGTGAGTTTCCATCACTGCTATTGATTCTTAGTGTAATATCTAGTTCAGCTCCTGCCGGAGTAGTACTACTTAGAATATCGTATACAGTCATAGCTCCGTTGCCACCAGTCTGAAGAAGATACATATTTTTATATGAATCATTACCACTGTATAACGAGAATCCAGATTTTGGTGTTGCTCTTACTGTAATGTCAGCAACAGTTGCAGATGTAGCAGACTGTATAATGTCTTGAAAGGAAACAAAACTTGCATCTGTTATGCCCGTAGCAGGACCAAACCTAAAGTTATTGAACAGATTTACTTCAGTGTCCTCAATAATGATCTGAGATACATCTTCTTTAGCAGATGATATCACATCCGCATTTCCGTATGATGGATAAGGAAGAGGTAAACTATCGTTAGTTCCAAAAACAATATCGTCTGCAGCCGCTACAGTGAAAAGATATTTCCACACATAGCCATCGCCAGTAAAGATTTGTTCATATGAAGTTGGATCGACTCCAGTAAATGTAGGTGTTGACGTAGATACTGATCCACTATTATTCTCAAGACATTTAAATACTTCATAGTCGCCTTCACTGTTCGCAACAGTTACAATGTTATTTAATGTAGAGAGGTCTTGAATGTCATCGAAGTCATCATAGATCGTGCCAGAAGACCAAGCGTTCTTATGAAACATATATCGAATGTTTTCATCTGTGACTTTATTACCGAAGATAACTCTTCGCTGAAACTCTCTCTTCTGATATTGTGTATTAGTAATAGTGACTGGATTATCAATGCTTGATCCGACGATGTAGTATGATGACACAGGAATATTTGTAGTAAGCTGACCTTCTACGATATCTTGAATCTCTTCTCTCTGAGTATTAGATAAAGTTACGCCTGCTGTGTTAGCAACATACGTGTCAAGTCCAGTCAAGAAGTTCGAAGAAATCGTTTCGTTCTGACTCGTAAAAGTAGAGAACATTTCTTTCGTAGTCTCTACTTTAAAATTTTCTGTAATGATCTTTGCCATTATATTACCTTAAGTTCCTATCGATGTTGTTACAGCATTGGATGCTGTTGTGTCAAGTCCAATTACTTCTGCTACAAGTGCTTCTGATGATCCACCTTCTGTCATCATAGTTTCCGATCCCTCTGTAACATAGTTCTCGTTGCTTAGGTTCCAGACTTGAAACTCAACATCGAGTGTAGAATTTATATTGCTATTAGTATTTATGAGAGGGGAACTGAAGACTTTTGTGCCTGCAACACCTACTGTATCTTTAATTAACGTATTGTATTTATCTGGGTCAATAATTGTAGATATGTCATACGAGTACTCTTGGTAATAATTATTATCATGTAGAGCCTTAGTCTTATCACTTAAGAAAGATGTACTAGACTTCCACTTACCTTCTGTATTACCAGGTCCTTGTGTTCTTAGTTTAGCAGTTGCAACTATGCTACCTGCTGTATTCTTGACATCTACATTTTCTTGATCAGTATATCTATAACCAGTATTCAATATACTCACTGTCTCAATTTGTCCTTGCTGATAACTAGCAATGCCAGATATCTGAGCATTCTTACCCATAGGTAATGAATCAGGATCAGGTCTAACGTTTGTAATATCATACAAGTTGTTCTTAATATTTATCTGAAATGCTGTGTCAAAGTCATAGAAAGATAACTGACGGAAGTAGAAGTCATTGCCTTCCCTCTTCAGAAATCTTCCTTTCACTGTATAGGGAACAGTAGCATTTGTTGCAAACGTAGGGTCTTCGATTTGTACTGCTTGAGTAACAATGTCACCTACTTGTAATAAGAAGCTTGGGTTATCGAATGTAACAATCGCATCTCGCTTATCAAACCTTGCTACATCAACATGCTCGACTTCATTGAACACATCATTCACGAAGTCTGTGCCAGAACTAGTAGGTCTAATATCGTATATAGATCCAATCGTAATCTCTTTCGCTTCAAATGCATCTTTGAACTTAGTGTTTATAGTTTCTGCATTAAAGCCCTGAGATACAAGTGTACCACTCATACCATAGTTAGTCGCAACAACGTCAACTACAGTACCATTACCTGAAGCAGGACCAGAAGCAATGAATCTCGTACCGATTGCTTGCGAGGATGCATCAGAGTATGTTGTAGTACCAGTAGTCTCGATCTCGTAGATGCCTGGATTAACCATAGCACTTGCATTAATAATAACAGCAAGAGGCTTATCAGCAAAGTCGCCAATAAAGTCAGTGATGATACTTACTGTCTCTTTGTTATTAATCAACTCTTGATTAGGAGTAGCATTGTCAACATCTCTAATGTCGAAGGTAGC